TGAGGCCCAGGCATACGTCGATAAAGTAAAGTCTGCCGGCAGAATCGAAGACCCTCACGGGTCAGGTTATGACATCGACCCCTCCTCTGTGAAGATGGTTGATCTTCGGGACTACAATCGAGATCCTGCTACCTTCGTCAACATGATGCGGTATCTGCCGGCACTCAAGGCGCAGTTCGACCAGGAAGGGATGAGCGACTTTAAGGCCTTTGCTCAGGAAATCTCAAGCGAATACTTCAAGCGGTTCGCATCCGGCCGGTTTTCCCACAGGAACAACGTGCCTGGGCACAGCGTAGACTATCAGCGGGCACTCAAGTCCTACCTCCACTCTGTTCCCTGGAGCCTCCTGAAAAGGTTCAGCCGACCCGCAGTTGAAGACGTTATCGCTGGCCTTCCTTCCGGCCGGCGCAACTATGCAAGAGACCTGGTTCAGTTCACGTTTGGTGAGAAGGATTACGAGGGGAAGATCAACCGTGGAATCAGGCGTGGAATGTACGACTACTTCCTCGGGCTCAAGCCTTCCTTTGGTATTCTCAACCTCACACAGAGAGTCCAGACGCTTCTTCCTTGGGCCTACCATAAGGCCAGAGGAGGGGGAGTCAAGTCTCTCATGGAGGCACAGGGCAAGGAGTTGTCGTTCTGGCGTTACTATGCCAAGCAAAGGAAAAACATGGGCCTGTCCGAGGCCATCCGGAAAGCGACACACCTAGACGGATCGAAGATATTCGACATCACCGACACTCGGGTCCTGACAAAACTCCTGGAGATGGGCGAGCTCGGAGCCCTCCGTCACAAGGAGATCACAGGAGAGAGCCAGTCAAACGTCATTGAGAAGCTGGGCTTTTGGTCAGAGCGTTCGAACCGTATCGTCTCGGCCTTGGCCGGGTCAGCAATCGCAAAGAGGATGAACCTGAATCCCTACGAGGCAGTCGAGTATGCGAGGGAAGCGGTGCAGCAGACGCAGTTTATCTACTCGAAGTCAACCCGGATGCCCATCGCTCGAGGGTGGAAGGCTCCGCTCTTTGTATTCAAGAGCTTCTCTCTCAACTACCTCAGCCTGATGAGGGACTTCGCCAGGACGAAGGACATCCCTGCCCTTTCGATGGGTGTTGCCATCTTCGGAGCCATGTCCGGACTCGGTGGGACTATCGTCTACCCTATCCTGAAAGACATTGTTGGCACAGTCGCCGGCGCCATCGGTAAGAAGGAGGACTACTTCAAAACCATGGACGAGTTCGAGCGCAATCTCAACAAGCACACGAACGGGATGGTGATGTACGGCCTGCCGGCCATGCTTAACATACAGGGTGACTACGCCTTCGGTTCATCGGAACTCTTTGGCCTGGCTCCGCAGGGCCTCTATGATTCAGTCAAACAGTTCGGCCGGGACATCGGCAGGAAGGGGATTGACTGGTGGGAGAAGACGAAGCGACTCACCCCGACTGAGGTTCGCCACGTCCTCCGGGCCATCGATCTTTTCCAGGGCAAGCTCCCTCCAACCGCAGACGGAAAGCCCCGAGTGAGGGACGATATTCTACAGCGCACACCGAAGCATCTCCGCTCCTACGTGAAAGAAATCATTGACGAGCTCCCCACAATAGAGGATATTTCTACATGGGAAAAGGTCATGTACGGCATCGGCTTCCCCACCACAAAGATGACGAAGTACAGCGAGGGAAGTTACCGAGCCAAGAAGATCGGCCAGCTCGGGAGAGAGCAGAAGGGTGACACACAAAAGGTCATTGGAAAGATGATGGCGCAGAGCTTAAAGGACAACGAGGCTCTTTCCCTGAGGCTTTCCCGGATGACCCCGACTGATTTTAAAAAGGCTTTCAACGGGCTCCTCAAACAGATGCCCGAACGCTCAAGGAATAAAATTAAAGAGATGATAATGGACTGGAGAGAGAAGGGGAATCCAATAACTTTCTCATCCGTCCTTGGACATCTTCAAGATTACTTATAAAGGGAGTAAAAAAATGAGTAAAGATGACGAAATTTTAAGCGATTCTGAGCCCCTTGGGAAGGTGGGTCCGCCCTCGTACCCCCCAACCCCAGTAAAAACCCCGCCACGGTCGCCTGAGGCCCTAGAATCGGGTGATTTAAGTGCCTTTCCGTCCACCAAAATCGACCTGGATAAGGTATTTTGTATGGCGGCCAAGGAATTCAACCTCGATCGAATACTTTTGAAGGCCGTCGCCACCGTTGAGAGTTCTCTCAATCCCATGGCCTACCGCTTCGAACCGAAGTATTGGGATAGGTATCTGGCTGATAATGCGGACTTCAATCACATGGAGCCTGAGCGTGCGGCCGCTTCCTATGGTCTCATGCAGATTATGTATCCCACAGCCGTCATGTTCGGGTTCACCGGGGAGCCAGAGGAACTCTATGAGCCTGTCTATAACGTCATGCTCGGAGCGAGGATCATCCGTCTACATATCAACAAGATCACCGAGTCAACAAACGTCACCTTCTGGCCCATCGACATCGCCCTAGCTCGATACAACGGTGGCAACCGAAGGAACCCGGGACCGGACGGTAAACTCAGAAACATCGCCTACCTCAAAAAAGTCAAGCAAGCATACTGGGACCTCCTGGGAGAGGGAGAACATGATTGCGATGATTAAGTCCACTCGATTCATCATCATCCAGGAGGGAATTTTCATCGGGTTTGTCGCCTGTTTGATCTATGCTTTTAAGCAGAGCTTCCCGATCATCCCCTTCCTGAGTTATCTCGGACCGATAGTTCTCGGGGCATACGGTATAAAAAGTTATGCCAACTTTAAATCGAATGGAGGTGAAACCAAATGACATACGATCTTTATCTTGTTTCAGATGGAAACGACTATAAGTATGGAAACTATGCGACGTCAGCGGCCGCTCAAACAGCCGCAACAAACATAAGGTCAGCCGGCTATGCTATGATCGAAGCAACAGACGGAAACCCTATCAAAAGAATCATTCCCTATCATGGAATTCGTCTTCTCGAGGTGAGGAGCGTTAATTCGTAATGAAATCAAGCACTTAAAATATCCACCTCAGGGATTTCCACATTTTATCCACAGGTTATCCACATTTTGAAGTTTAGTTTCTCGGGGAAACGCACAAAAAATGTGCACTCTTACTTCTTATAGATATTAATTCTTAAGGATTTAAGAGTATATATTATTGTTATATAATAAAAGCGGAGGTAAAAATGAAGGAAGCAATCAAGAAACTATGGGTGAAGTACAAGGTTTACATTATCGTGGGCTTGATTTTGGTCCTCGGAATTATGTTGACGGTACAAACCTGCAAAGTGAGGAGAGGATACGATGACCTGAGCATCTCCAAGGGAGTAGAAAAGGCCTTACAAAAACAGCTTGAGGCAAAAGATAAACTCCTGAAAGAGAACGAAGAAACCTACGAGGAACGGATCGGATACCTGAACGGACACCTTGACTCAGACATGACCGTGATCACGGAACTGAACGGTGACATTGAGGCAGAAAAGGCGAAGGTTGAGGATCTGAAAAATAAGTTAGCCGCCGTCCCTACCGGGGACTTGTCCGCAGAGAATACTATTCTCAAAGGAATCAACCAGGAACAGGAGAAGCTGATCGTGAAACTGGAGGAACAGATAGCGAAACTCGGACCACCCCGGCAGGTTGAGCTGTCAGACGGAGAGACGGAGATCGTATATCCGGAGGGCTCTATCACCTGGAGCCTGAATCAGAAGTACCTTGAGGCGATGTACCGGGGAGACAAATGGAAAGAGGGATACGATGACGCTATCGTTTTACTTGGAGTGAGAGCCGGGCTCATTGGTGATCTCGAACGCTCTCTTGCAAAAAAGAAAGCCTCGGCCAACCTGAATAAGTGGGTCAGCCGAGGCCTTGTGGTAGCCCTGGGTGTGGCGCTTTTTAAGAAGTAGACTCCTCCTTGACCGGCTTCTCCTCATAAGTAACGGTGAGGCTGTGTGTTCCGGAACCTTGAGTAAACCTCTTTGTGGTCTTCGGGTCCACATCGAACTCCTTACAGACCCTCAGCCATTCATCCCAGGTCTTAACAATTAATTCTGTGTTCATGATCAGTCCTCCTTTGTGGGCTCCGGGCCCGTGTAAATATACGTATCGACTTCTCCCCTTCCCAAGTGAACATCGACTTCCCTTTCTTCGTGGGGGTTAAAGCCCAGGTGCTCAGCAATATTTTCCCAATCTTCCCAGGTTGACACATAGGTTTTCATTTCGTCTCCTTTCGGTTTAATGAGAACCGTGAAGTTAAATTTACTCCCGATGATGTGGCCGATAAAAATAATCACAGAAGACACGACTGCAGCGAGGCCGATAAGGACTAGGTGTTTCATTTGATTTTCTCCTCACCGTAGTATCCGTTCCTCTCAAGCCACTCCTTAATATCGATGTCATAGAGGGTGAAGTTTTTGTTCGTGTCCAGATTGGCGATCACATCAATCTTGAAGCCCTGGTATAAATTCTCGACCGACTTCTGATTCCCCGTGAACTCAGTGAGGATTGCGAGGGCCAGGTCAGCCGGGCCACTCCCGAGGTATCCCCAACTAAAGCCCGTGGGACTGTGCCTCCTGACATGGAACAACTCCTCGACCCTACAGACATTCCCTTCATCGTCCTGTTCTTCAACGATGACCATCGATGGCTCACAAAAACCACGGTAAAACTTTTTTAGCGACATATCTTTCTCCTTCTTTCTTGGAGGGGAGAGGCGACCTATTTGATAGGCTTGTGAGGCGATCTCAAGGAGGACGGCCGCCCCTCCCACTATGGTTAAAGTTCAGGCATCTCGTCTTCTGTCCGGGAACTGATGTCCACCCGGACACGCGGAGCCATCTCCTTGAATTGGGCCTTCATTTCATCCGGGATTTTGTAGGTCGTTGATTCATATTCCGTTGACTTAATGATGAACCTCCCGACCAGAACGTTCCGGCCCCGGAACATTTTCTTGAGTTTGTCGTCCAGGCCCTTGTATTCCTTGTGAGCCTTGATCAGGGAGTCCCGTTGTTCAAGAAGGACTTCGGCTTCCTGATCAGAGAGCACCTCCACCTCGGCCTCAGCCTTGACGAGGCCCATCCCTTTCGTGAAGCAGACGGTTGACGCAAAGGCGCACCGATAACAAGCCCTGACCTCCCGAGCAGGGGGAGCCTCCTTGTTTTCCACGTACCTGTTGACACGCTTCAACCCGGCGAAGCAACTGTCCATCGTGGCTTTGTCGTAAACTGCCGGGATGTTCACCTTCTCTCCGGAGGATTTGTTTTTGAATTGGAGGAGGCCATCTTCAATCCCCTCGGCCACCTGATACAGGTTGATCTGAATGGGATAGTGTCGAACCCAGATCATCTTCGATTCAAAGAGGGACTGAGCATCGGTGATCCCTGAAATCTGATTGTAGACTCCCTCCGAGCAGGACTTGTAGTCCACAACACAGGGACGCTCGATGCTTGGGCCGTCAACGATGATGTCATCTGCCTCCAGTTTCAGCTTGAGGTCGGGGATGAGTTTGCCTGTCGGCTTTTCCATAACGAACCCGGCTTCCACCATGTCAGCCCTCATAATCTCCTCTTGCCTACGGCCCTCGATGAACCGCCTGATCTGATCGATCGAGAGGGGCGTTGCCTTACTTGGGACGAGGCGTTGGAGGACGAGGTTCCTCTCGCAGTCGAACACCCACCCGGCACTTGAGGCCCGGTTCATCCCGACCACCTGTTCCTTTTGAAGTTCGAGGTAGTTTCTTTGAGCCACCTCGTCCAAATGTTTTGTCATATTTTCAATCATGAGTCCTCCTTTTTGACTCGGTGTGCACGTCTCCCGAGAGCCAAACCCAGGACATGTGGGGCCAATGGCCCAAGGTTCACGTTTCGCACAATCCAGAATAGAAGTTTTCTTATTGCTCCCATCACTCCTCCAGTTTATTAATCGTCTTCCCGACCATCAGGAGGACGGTGCGCTGTTCGTCCGGGGTGAGGAGCGACATGTTCTTCACGGGCTCGTCTCTCTGTTTGCTCATGTGGCCGAGGATTTTGTTGATAACCTCTGGCCGGCTCCGTCCGTGATGCTTTACCAGATGATCGATGCCTTTCTGGATGAGCTCAAAAACCGTGGGCTCTTTTTTTGCCGGGGCTTTTTCTTCCTCCTCGGTGTCGTCTTCCGGGGCTAGACCCAGGAGAGGATACTGTCCTCGCTCGTCCGGCTCTGCCACCTCGTCGTCCCCCTCATCGTCGTCCGACTCGATCGACTCCGGTTCGATCGGCTCCAGGTTTTCCCCTCCCCCGTCCACGGGCCACGGCGCCTCATTAGGGTCAGCCGTAGGTTTGGGTTCCGGTTTTGGTTTGGCTTTGCTTTTGGCCTTTGGCTTCGGCTCCGGTTCGACCTTCTCTGTCTTCTCCGGTTCGGGCTCAACCACGGGCTCATGTTCCACATCGATCGGGATAGGCTCGGCCTTGATAGCTTTCGCCTCATCCTTAAACTCAAACTCCGGTTCCGTAGAAACCTCGTCTGCCGTGTACGGCAGGTCTTCGAAGTCATTCGGGAAGAACACCCGGAAACCACGGGAGACACAGCACTTGTAAAGCATGTACTCCGCATCCTTTTTCCAGAAGCGGTTCGGAGTGCCGTCCTTCTTGAGGTTCACGGCCTGAGAATACCGCAGTTGGAACGTCCACTTCTCCCCCTCCCAGTCCTTCGGGGCAATCCAGAAACTTGCGACCAGGGTCTTCGGTTGATCGGGATCTCCCACGATCGTGCAGTTCCACTTGAACGGTCGCTTTGTGTTGATCATGTCGGCTCGTCTCAGGTAGACGTAGAAGCTGACCACCATAGAGAACTCTCCTCCTTCTACGAACTTCACAATATGAACGTCCGGATTCGGGGGGAAGGGATCGAGCCCGGCCTTGTTGCAGAAGGCCATGAGTATCTCTCCCTCTGCCCTGTTCATCTTGTTGTTCACATGCTTGAGAAAATTCTCAAACGATAACGGTAACGTTGGGGTGAATCCATCGGCCTTCACCATAGCCGTTTTCTTTTCAGCCATTTGAAACCTCCGTTTCTTTGTCGGGACTTAGCTTTGCCACATACTCCTTGAGTACCATAGAGATCGGGGTCAGCGCAAGTATCTTTCCCTTCTCAACGTGAGCCTGGGACGGAAAGGTTTGATTAGCACTCCCCTCCATCTTCTTCGCGAGAGCGTTGTACGCTCCCCGTGCCCTTCTCAGCGAGTCCTCAACGGTAATGACGAGGGCCTCAAGGAACACGGAACACGGCACGCCTACTATCGGTTTTGTTTTTGTTTCGCTCATGATATTCTCGCTTCACAGAGTAGGGATGCCGTTGCCGTTAGGACTCTCAACCACGTCTCCCGTTTCGAGATCGGTCGCCTCTTTGGGCTCAGCTTTCTTTTTGGCTTTGGCTTTGGCTTTGGCCTTGGGCTTGGGCTTTTCACGCAGAGTGATGACTTCCCGGTGTTCGATGATCTCAGGAACAGTGTCCCCGGTCATGTCGATACCGCTGTTGAGGAGAGCGTCCACCAGTTCGGACTTCTTCGCCTTCTTCCAGTCGTCAATCTTCTTGATGGCTCCGTACTCAGCCATATTTTTGTCCATCCACCACCCGAAGTGATCACCAAGGGCAAGGACTTCATTCTTCGTTTTCTTTCCGAAGAAGAACTCTGTCGGGACGTATTGCTTCTCGATGTCCAGACCCAGGTGTTCGCCCACCATCCACCGGGTAGACGTGGCCGACTCGATGTCTTTCCCCATGAGGACGGAGGTCACAACCCCAATGAACAGGGAGCGCAACTGATCTTCGCTGAGGGTCGCGATCTTTCCGAAGACGCTCGCCTCACCGAGGGCCTTGATGTCTTCCCATGACCGCTTCGATTCGTCCTCATCCAAGAGCCCGAGCATGTAGCCCACGGACTTCTTTGCTTCCGTGTTGAGGCGCATGAACAGAAGGATGGCGATTCGGATTCCTTCCATGCTTCCCGGTTCAAGTGCCAACATCGCAGATGGGATTGTTTCGGCATAGAATTCCTCACGGAACGCTTCGCCATGCCATGCCACCCGAGGGGTGTCTCCGGAGAAGACATGAACCTCACCTTCCGGTGACGAGGGGAGCCCGGCCTCTTCATTCGCTTTCTGAATGGCCTTCTTCTCTACCTCTTTGGCGAGGCTCTTGTAGCAGGGCTTGTCCAGACACGCTCTCCTCCTGGCCTGATCCAAGTCTTCGTCAAAAACGGTGACGAACTTCTCGCATGAGAAGCACTTCTTGAAAGGTTTCTCGTCTCCGTGGTCGAAGGACATGAACTTGTCCTCATCGATGTCCTCACGGAAAACCGGGCCGTTTGTCTTGTTGTCCTTCCGGTACTCTGTCGCTTCCCATGATTCACCCAAGAACAGCTTGGTCTTGCTTATGAAACAGGCCTTGTTCATACATTGGGCTTCCGGTGTTGCGATGTCAAACAGGTCTCCCTGTACCTGAGTGTTCTTGACGCACGTTCGGCAATCATCCAAAGGGAAGGGAGCCTTCGCAAGGTTCACGTGCAGACGATTCACGAAAAGCCGGACATATTCCACGCTGTTCCCACCCATGACTTGGTATTCGAAGATGTCCTTCCGGATGGACTTGTCCTCCACTCTCAGCAGTTGCTCAACGTGACCGAACAAGATCGCTCCCTTTTCCCACGCATCCTTGATGTACTTCGGGAGGACTGAGATCACAGCGTACCGTTTCCGGATATAGGAATCCTTGAGCCCTGTTCTTTCAGCAAGGTCTTTGATGCGCTCCTCCCTGTCGTCCGAGCCGTTGATGTATTCGAAGAACATCATTGACTCTTCAAACTGTGTGAGGTCTGCCCTTTGCAGATTCTCAATGACGAGACTGTCGAACGCCTCATCGTCTGTCATCTCCGCAAGGACGGCCGGAATGACCGAAGAAGGACTGATCTTTTTGATAGCCTCAACCCTCCGGTGTCCGAAGACGATCTCCGCTTTGCCGTCCACCATGCGGATAGTGATAGGACTCTGGATCCCACGTTTTTTGATGGACTCCACCAACTCGTCAAACGCTCTGCCTTCGAACCGCTTCCGGGGATTCCGGGGGTTTGCTCTCAGTGCCGAAACTTTGATGTCTGTCAATATAAGACTCATAATATTCTCCCATTTAATTTTCTTCTTCCCTAGCCCTGCCCTTTCGGACAACGATACCTTTCACGCTATCATTCTGTCATTTTGCACCTCTCCTCGAAGTCGTCAATTGCCGAGTGAAGAGATCGGAAGTAATGACCATAAGCACAGTCATGCTTGTCAGCACCGCACCACCATGTGATGAAGCATGTCTCACTGTTGTCATCGAAAGCAAGGACGATGTATCCCGTCCTCCGTCCTTTCACCTCCTCCTCCACATGGAAGTCGATCACCATCGCTCCGTTCGGAAGGATGAGCCCCTTCTTCATGAGAGGAGCCTCTGCCATCTTGAGACGTAGTTCTGACCCGGCTTCGCCACAAGTCAGGAACCCCTCGACCACCTCTTCGATGCGCCGAGAGACCTTTGTGTACGAGCCCGCAATCATTTCGTCATCGCGATCACGACCAGTATTGATGGACACGCTTAGTATTGGATAGCCCTTCATGTTTGTACCTCCATATAATGACTTAGGTCTGGAAATTTAGACCGCATCTTTCTTGATGTCGAAGATTGATCTGCCTGTCATAATGAGGATAGGCCAAACCGGGCATGTAATCCCGAGCCGTTCCATAACCGCCATCGCACCACACAGAAAGTCAGCCTCGCTCTTGAGTGCACCAACTGTATGCCTCCTTGTCATCACGTCCTCGATTGCCGTACACAGTGCCTTGCGGTCATCCTCCTTCAAATCAACCTGTTGGATGGGATTATCTCCCCACTTCTGTTCTTGGTAGTTCATTCGTCCTCCTCACATTTTTTCTCGACTTCGAAGCCACCGTTCTTTACATCGAACTGTACCGAAACAATCTGAGAGTGTTCCTCCTTCGGTATGTCCAACTGTTGAAGGATGTAATCGAAGTAATGAGTCCCTTCGCTGTCCTTGTTGTCTGAATAATCAGACCTGTCAATTGTCACGTACATAGCCATGATAAGCTCCTTATTTGAGATATTCGATCACGTCCGCACCGTCTTCTTCCCGTGTCCTCCAACACCGCAGACAGTCCAGACATTTTCCACCACAGTTGACCTTGTCCCTGAGATTGAACGGAGAGTCCTTGAAGATCGGAGTGAACGTCCGCTCAAAACCTCCCGGCAGTGACGGCTCCAGATTTATCCTTCTCGCAGAATAAACCAACATGAGATTCTCAGGCTTTTTGATGTTCAATTCTGCAATTAGTTGGCTCCGCTTTGTGAACAGACAGAACGTTGTGTCAGGATTTGCCACCGCAATTCTTGTCAGATTGAAATAGTGACAGTGATTGATCAATTCCCCGTGCGAAGAAAACCGGGCATACAGATGATTCGTCCTCGGAAGGTCGTGATCTTTGATGATGCCTCTGCTGAGTATCCTCCCATACTCTGCAAATAATGGCTCCGCATTCTTTCTGCATGAGGACAACATCTTGATCGAATAGCATTGCCGACAGATGATGTCAGCACTCATCTTGTAATCGCCCGACATCCTCATGCAGAATTCATTCTGAAACGGACTTGTGTTGATGGATGGAATCCCCTCCATCTTTCCGCTTCCCCTCGAAAACTTCAACACACCTTTTGTCATTTGAGACCTCTCTTCTGCAGTGCTTTGTACCATCCAAGAGGAGAGCGAATCTTCCGCAGTTTCTTTTTTGAGTACAGAGAGAAATTCGCCTTTTGTGGATTCCCTTCGAAGTCGTTGAAGATAATCTTCAACTCAAAAAGGAATGTACCAGAAGACAACTGGTTTTTTGTCACCGTAATTTCTTCAACATCATGGATGTTTGCGTCAATCCTCTCAAACCTCACCTTCTCCCCGTCTTCAAAGGAAATCGCCACATTCCCTCCGTTGATGCAGTACCGCCATTCGTTGATCTGAAGCTTGTCAAAATACATTTTACAATTCCTCCTCAAAACTGAAGTAAAACCTCGGACGATCCTGAAACATTAGAGTACCCTTTACCTGATCGGACTTTCTCCTGACCACCACAAACGGAGCCAGAAATGATATGAATTCGTACTTCTCCGTTGCCTCCGCAGTTGTCAGAATCTCGCCATCGACCTCTTTTGCCAATTCTTCTTTTTCCATCATGTCACCTTCACGATCACGCCATCTTTGCAGACGACTTTTGCATACCATTTTCGGCTCCGATACGCATCCGGTCCGACAACAATGTTTTCCCCATCGGGCTTGAATTCATTCCCGAACATCGATGTCTCGACATACTGGAACCTCTTCCCGACAGACTCTTTTAAGTCTTTCTTTGTTTTGTACCCATAAACTCCCATCATTTTCTTGTCCTCCTGATTAGATTAGATTAGAACAACAGACCTTGACCCGAATTCGTGAGAAACGCCCACCGTGAAAGCATCCCGGGTTTCTTCTTCCCGTGATTCTCCCGATTCATCTGTTTGAATTCTTCGTTCACCTCAGTGATAAACTTGTGGCTCTTGATCATGAGGCGATAGATGAAAAGATTGAACGGGACGTAATAGCGTTTCTGTGTCGGCAGAAAACGCACCTTCAAGAGCCGAACTTCCCGGCCTTGCTCCTCATCCCAGAGATAGCGATTGCTAATCTCTTTGAGACGACTCTCGAAATCTTTTTTGAGGTACTTCATAATGTCCTCCTTGACATAAATTTAAGAGACACCTCACATTGTCTCTCACTATATAACTATATTATGGAATCCAATCCATCACCCCTCTCCCCTCCCCTCCCGTTTACTATATATACTATTATTATTATTCCTCCCCTCTCTCTTATTGATATTAATTAATTATATATATCATTATCCATATGCTTAATTATCGACTGACCATAGGGAAGGAGTATCTTCCCCCCTCTCTCTCCTCCGCTTAATAAGTATTAATATATATAATACTATCCCGGTCCCCACCACCACACCACACACCACAAGCAGAGCCAGAGCCACAGAGGATTGACCGCCTCTCTTTTTCCTCCTCCTCCTCCCCTCTCATTCAGCACACAAGGTAAGGACGCCCCCCCGGGGTAAGGGGAATTTGGCATCCGGGTTAAGTATTAAGGGTTGCACCTTCCTCCGGATAATTTCATAAAAAATTTTTAGGGGATTTAGTTGCCAGGATTTGGTAATAGGGAGGAGGTGATTAATGAAGGTAGAATTCAGGTTGACTGTAAAGAACGCGCATTTTCGGGAGATACGCGAGGGGTTGGGGATGACACAGAAAGAGATGGCTGAATATCTTGGTGTGGCGCAGGGTGCGGTTTCGGCCATAGAGTGTTTCAGGTGGTATCCGAGGGGGCCGGAGTCGATCGAGAAGTACACGTTGGGGTTAGGGATGATGTTTGAGGAGATATTTCCGGAGGAGTTTTGTCGTGCGGTTGACGACAGGGTTCCGACGAGGACTTCTGTGACGAGGGAGGTTTCGTATATTCCATTGGCTGGTCCGGAGACGTTGATATTGCCTGATCCGGAGGAGGAGTACATGAGGGCCCGGAAGGTTGAGAGGCTGGACAGGGCGTTGATGATATTGACGGACAGGCAGAGGCTTGCGATTGTTCACAGGTACGGGCTTCACGGGGAGGATGAGAAGACGCTCAGTGGGGTGGGGAAGATTTTGGGGGTGACGGCGACTCGGGCGGATCAGATAATTAAAAAGGGGCTGAGGAAGTTGGGGAGAGAAAGGGCAGGGAAGTTTCTGAAGGGCGAGACTTCAAGGATATTTTAAATTTACAAAGGGAGGAAGAGATGATTATCGACAAAGAACGGTTGAAGAAGAGGGTAAGGGAGTGGGTTGGGGCGCACGAAGACAAGGAGAGCGTCTCTGTTCAGGCGTGTATTGAAAATGAGGCTGTCCTTAAAACCATCCTGGGCCTGATCGACAAGGAGGATGGGAGGGACAAGGATGTAAGTAAGAGGCAGCACTACCATGGATACCCGCTTGGACATGTGGTGGCGCACCTGAAAATGGAGGAGGCCGAGAAGAAGAAGGAGGGGGAGATTTGTTTGGTTGACGAGTTCACGAATAAGGCGGTGGCTGAGTTTTTCGAGTGGCTGAATCGGAGGCTCCACAGGTTGTCTGTAGCGAGTCTTCCCAACCAGTTCTCTTCGGCTGACCTCTATGCCCACGACGCGAAGAAGGCGCTGGACTTCGCTGAGCTTTGTCAGTGGGCGGCGGCGAGGTTGCGGAAACTGGAGAAGGAGGGGGAGGATGACTAAACCAACGGATGAACAAATCGAAGGGGCGTTAATTTATGTCGGGAAAATGCGGAAGTGGGCCATAGAGGAGGAGGATAATAATCATCTCGATGTCATCCGCACCGCCCTTGAGGAGTACAAGCCGAAGATGGTGACGAGGGAGTGGGTGGGAAAGGCGACGGAGTTCCTGTGTGAAATGTCAGAATCTGGTGGATTAATGGATGTGCATTTAGTCGCAATATTGGATGAACTCGGCATCGAGGTCGGGGAGTGAGGGGATGAACGCCTGGAAGTTGGCGATGGTGTGCAGGCTGAGTCCTCACGATTTTTATTATCCGGATGATCCGAGGTTGGCAGACGTGGCGCTCTTTGAGACGATCTCTCATGTGTTGGAATTTTATTTCCAGCCGTGGTTTATGCGCCAACTGGAGTGGATGCAAAGGCGTGATGCGATTTTTGAATCGTTTCGGTACGCCCCCTTGGTGAAGGAAGGGAAAAGCGCATACGTCCCTATTCGGGACATTAAATCTTAAATTTTTCAAAGGAGAAAGAATCGATGTGTGAAAACAAAACAAGTGATGGTCCGAAGTTTTCGGATGCGACAACTTCTCTTGACGAGAAGATCGCCCATATGGAAAGGGAGCACTATAAGCTGGCCGGGGGGGTTATCCCTGCCTCAATGACACAGCCTCCGAGCAGTGAGTTGGTCGAGGTGAGGGAGAGGCTTGTTTCAATCGACTCGGTGTTGCGGGAGGTGATCATAAGGCTGAGAGGGCTCGACGAGTTCCTGTATGGATCGTCAACCGAAGAAGCCTTGGGTCCAGAAGAGAAACCCCAAGTCGGCGGAGTGATTGGCGATCTATTCTGTGGCCTGGATATGACAATGAAGGACGCGAACTGGATATTTTGTACGCTCGGGGGGTTAGCGGAGAAGTTGGGGATGAGCCCCGTGGAGAAGGGAGGAGGACGATGAAACAAGAAGAAATCTACAGGAGAGCGGTGAAGCATTGGGGAACCAATCTCCAGATCAGGATGGCGTGTGAGGAGATGGCTGAGTTGTCGGTTGTGCTTTTGAAGACGATCAGGTCGGGGGACTTAAGTCTGCTCGACAACGTGTACGAGGAGATTGCTGACGTTGAGATCATGTTGGGGCAGATGAGGGAGGTGTATCCGCATGTGGAGAAGAACGTGCAGAGGTGGAAGCGGATAAAGAAATACAGGCTGTCGAAGATGCTCGAGGAGGCGGAGGTGGAGGAGGCGACTGAGGACATCCTTGAGGGAGTGGAGCTGTGATCCGCTACATAGACCTGGGGGATCAGATAAACGAATACCACGATGAGGGAGAACATGACTTCGCCTGGTTCGACACGATCATTGATCGGTTCCTGATGTATAACGAGACTCACGTGTGGTCGAACTGGGAAGAGTTCGCCAATGACCACAGGGACGGCGAAGAAGACGACTATCCCCTGGAAAGGTTCGAGGCGCTGTTTCCGAAGGACAGGAAGGAGGGGGGATGAGCGACAAAGCGGAGTTCGTTGCGATCGACGATCTTAAAGTCCTGGAGGCTTGGGCCGACGAGATGATCGACAAGTGGGCCCACTCTCTCAGGGGGATGGACGTAAACAAAGGTACGGGCGTTGTCTATCATTCCCTCGCTCACAGTCTTCGGTGCCTGAAAGGGATGAAGAGGATGGTCGTCAGGAATAGGGCCGTAGAAAGGATGGAGTTATGACAAGCAACACACAGAGGACGCTCAAGGCCCTGAGAGCGGCAGGGTGGACAGCGGAGGTGGTGGAGAAGTGGATTCCCTACCATGGAAAGAATCCGCAGATGTTGAGGGCTGGAGGAGTGAGGGTTGATCTTTTCGGATTCATCGACATCGTAGCCTTTAAGGACAATCAGATCATGGCCATCCAAAGCACGGGTCAGAACTTCAAGGCCCATGACGAAAAGATCAAGTCGATCGACCTGGCCCTGGGATGGATTCAGGCCGGGGGAATCCTGGAGTTGTGGGGTTGGCGCAAGGTCCGAGATAAAAGCAAACCGAAGGCGATGAAGTGGGACCCTCGGGTTTATCGCTACGGGACAAGGGACTGGGTTAAGGCCAAAGACTGGCTGAGGGAGCTCGACCTATGACAAAGAGGCCAGCTTCATACGGATCGTTCAACCTGGTTGTCAATGAAACGAAACGGTACACTCCCGAGGAACGGATGATGCTTTCCCATATCAGCGAAAACCTGAAAGACTATCTCCGTGGGATTATTTCTGGAGCCAAGGCGAGCCCTCTATTCCCTATCGCGGCGGCCTGGCTTTTCGATTCCACTAAAAGATCCGAGCATCACGTCTTTGGCTTCGTCTTCACCTGCAGGTATTTCGGGATTGATCCGGAGAGGATGAGGAAAAAGATCAAGGAGATCGATACCCCGGAAAAGGCCAAGGCGATTCTCTCTCTATCGAAGTATGGCCCATACGAAAAGAAAGGACATGACGATGGCGATAACCTGTAATATTGCGATATTGCTCGGGTACGTTGGGAAGGACGCTGAATTAAAGTACACAAAAAATAAACAGAAAGCCATCCTGACCTTCGACATGGCGACCTCCGTCTTCACGGGCGGGAAGAACTACACGACCTGGCATAGGGTTGTTGTATGGGGCCAACTCGCTGAGGCTGTTGCTAAGTACATTCGGAAAGGGGCGCTAGTCTTTGTTGAGGGGAGTAACGAGAAAAACAAATACAAAGTCGATAATCAATCCAGGACCTACCAACACATAAAGGCAAAGAAGATCATCTGCATGGGAGAAGGCGCCGGAGAGTCCGATGGAGGCTACCCGGAGGACTGGGACGATATTGACGAGGAGATAGACCTATGACAAATTTTAACAGAAAACGAAACATGAGCGATCTTGAGGTTCATTCGATGATTCAACTGACTCCGAGGACAGAGACGCTCCTTGTTAATCAGCACATCATGATCAACGTTCTTCTTGACATCAGAGACATTTTGCTCGATATTAAACCTACACGGACGAGACGCGGGGCCGTAAGGGACGACGAGCCCCCTCTCCTTTAGTTACCTTTTTATCGGTCTGCCCGGCTTCGCGGCCGGGCTTTTTTTTTGCCTAAAACCCGCCATAATTAAAAAACAAAAAAACAATTATGCCCCGTTGACAAAACTCTAGCCTTGACAACCACTCGTCTTTACGCTTATTTTTAAAACATGCCTTATATTCGTAAGGGAAAAAATCTTTCAAACACATGGAGGTAGTATGGAAACCAACGAAGAATACGCACCCAAGCAGAAGATGAGCCAGCTTCAAAAGGATGGGCTCGTCAAGGGCGTAACGGGACTATGGAATGAAATCGCGGGCTCCACAAGGTTCGCACTGGACAAATTTCTTTTAATGATCTCATCGAGCCATGACAACAACCATGACTTCCTGATGAACCACTCAGGGGTATGGTACAGGGTTCCTTTTCAGTTGCTCGACGAGTATTTCCGGACACACGCCAAGCCGACAAGAAGCCTTTCCCTCAAAGAGGAGAACACGAAGCTGAAAACAGAACTCAGTGCGATGAAGGCTCTTCTCGAGAAAATCAGAGACGGCGAGGCTGTTGAGATTCCGGAGAAGGTCGGGAGTTCGGCCGTCATGGACTTCATGGTCAGCTACCAGGGCGACCGCAAACGAATGGTGGCCAACAAGAAGTCTCTCATCGACTCCAAGCTGAGGGAATATGCCGGAGACGTTGACATGGAAGACATCGAAGACTCCATGAAAATACCGGACGACACCCCCACAATCGATGATGTGCCGACCCAGGCCGAGATCGAGGAGGCAAGGAGTCGTCCCCCGACCACCATCGAGGAGGCGCAGCGGGACATCCAGGAACAGATCAAGAAGAGCACACGCAAGCCCATCCCGATGAACAGGCCCATCAAATCCAAATAATGACACAAAGGAAAGGCCCACCGACAGAGATGCAGCAGGACTTCTATGTTGAGTGGGCCAAACTTAACTTCGACCCGAAGAAGAAAACCCTTGCCGCAAAGAACGCTGGATACAAGGAGCCGGCCCATGCTGCCTCGAGAGCCCTCCTGTCCTCAAGGGCAAACGATCTCCTCCGGTTCACGATGGACCGGAAGGGGCTCACCCTCGGGGTCGTTATCGACAAGATGAAGGTTCTCCTAAATGCCGTGAACTACAAGATCAAAGACTCCCTGACCGGGCTTCCGGTTCCGGATTTCGAAATGCAGTACAAGGCCGTTGAACTGGCTCTCCGCGCCTGGAACGCCATGCCTCCCACAAAAATCGAGGTCGATAAAAGAGAGGTCAGCCAACACTTTATTTCTTTGCAGAAGATGAGGGAGATCGAGGAATACACGGGCAAGACGCTGATCGAGCATGAGGACATCATAGAGGGGGAGCTCATTGAAGAATCCCGTAGTTGACCTCTTAAGGGCCCTCACCCCAGGCAATCTTCTGGAGGAGTGCAGGAGCCTTTTCTTCCTCTGTAAGTTCGTCCTCTCGGAGGTGTGGCTCGACAAGTTCAACAACATGGGGGTGATGCACAGGATTCTCTGCGACTACCTTGAGAGGCCTGACCTCCAAAGGAAAATCCTCACCTGCTTCCGTGGTTCCTACAAAACAACGATGCTCATGGGCTACATCGTCTGGCTCATGATATGGTCGATCATCAACAAAAAACCAGTCTCAGTCGTTTACAATACGGCCTCTAAAGATAACGCCGAGGCTTTCAACCTGGACGTCCGGAACATGATCCTTGAAAGCAAACTGATCAAGCTGATGCTCCCCTGGTGGCCCACGAAGGCGGCGGACTTTGACAAGTGGTCGAAGTGGAAGGTCCAGTACAAGTGGTTCAGGTTCGACGTTGCCTCCCTCGACACCCGGCAGGTCTCCCGGCACTACACCGTCATTATCAACGATGACCTTGTGAACGATGACAACGCTTTCTCAGAAACAGAGAGAGAAAAGATCAAGAGGAAGTGGAAATATCAGAAGTCGATTCTGACGAAATACAAGAAGCTAAAGGTCGGGATGGAACTCGAGGTCGGGACTCCCTATCACAAGCATGACCTCATGGCCGAGCTTCTGCTGAAAAAATCAACCTACGTCAAGTGCATCATTCCTTATGAGATCGACGGAGAGTTGACGTTCCCGGAGATGTATACCTGGGAGGACTTCGAGGAAATCCTTGAGGACCAGGGTCCGACAATTTTCTCCACTCAGTACAAGCTTGTTCTCCTCGATGAGCAGGACGTTATCTGCAAAGAGGAATGGCTTCAATCCTATGAGTCGCTTCCCCGAAACAGAATCCGCGTGATCATGGTTGATCCGGCCGGAACCGAGAAAGAGAAGTCGTCTGTTACGGCCATCATGGTGGCTGACTTCGATGAGACAGGGAACATCGATATAATCTACGCCAAGAAGCTGAAGGTCACTCCCTTCAAGCTCATTAAAGTTCTGCAGAAACTCAAGAAAGCCTTCGATCCTGATCACGTCTGCATGGAGCTCGAGAAGTACAGCATCACCATCAAGAGTACGGTTGATCATTTTGTTGAAGATTTAGACATAGAGCTTGTTTCCCATGGGAATAAGCCCAAGCCAAAGAGAATCGCAGTTCTCCAACAGTGGTATGAGACCGGAAGGATTTTCCATAACCCGAGGGGGCTCCCCGATTACACGCCTGACCTCCTGGATTATCCGGACGTCAAAGACACGGGAATCATTGAGGTTGCGGCATATCTCACTCAGATCCATGAGAAGGCCCCATCGAAGTATAGAAGGGAATATGAGCCCGAGGTTTCCTCCGGGTTCGATAAAGAGTTCGACGAATTCCTAAAATTACAGGGAAACTTCAAAGAGGAGGAGTTTTACGATGCGTATTTCTAAACGAGAGAGGCGAATGAAGAGGATTCTTACTGAAACCCTGATCGAAGCTGCGGCTCCGGAGGTAAATAGCCTCAGGGAGGCTGTGGAGGCCCTCAGTGTGGTGATGGAGACGGGTCTCGACAATCAAAACAAGATGATTTCGGCCCTTATCAACAGCCAGTCGCGCGTAATGGCCGCCACAACCAAACTTTTCGAGTCAGCGTCCGAACTTTTCGCCAAGGAAAAAGAGGCCGTGGAGCGACATATCCAGCTATCCCAGGAAGCGGTGAAGCCTACGGAGTTTGACGACAGATTTTAGGAGGCCTGATGGCCGAAGAAAAAAAAGCAAAGAAAGAAACAAAAAGCCTCAACATCAACACGGAGGTTTTTAAAACCAAGTCCCTAGAAGAACATGCCACCTGGGTTGCGTCTCAGTACACCGCGCACCCTGTCGTAAAAAACCACCACGGCATCTGGAAAGAGCTGATCGCCTGGGCCGAGGGAGACCAGTTCTCCCTTTGGAGCACAAAAGACAGGGCCGTCAAGTCTGTCCCCCTCAATCGCCGGAAAAAGCGCATCGTGATCAACCTCATGAAGCCTCTCGTTGAAACCATCGAGGGGAAACTCAACATCTTCCATCATGTCGTGGGCGTTCCGAACAGTGAGGAGCAGGGAGACATCTTCGGAGCCGAGGTTGCAACTAGACTTATCGAATACAACGACTATACCGCTGACCGTGGACAAATCCTCGAGGACGGAAAGTACGACCTCACCCGAACGGGGCAGTATTGCGAGAGGTGGTACATCGATCCAAGCGTGAAGTCGAAGGCGGCCATCCTCGGGAAGAACAGGGAAATCGTGACCACCCATGACGAGGAGGGGGAGGTCGTGGGAGAGCTTATTCCCATCTTCAACGTGAGGCCTGACCCGACCGCCAGGACTCCGAAAAAGATGCGGTGGATTATCGAGTTTAAGGAAACAACCAGAGACGAACTCCTTGACCTGCAGGGAGTCACCAATGAAATCCTCGACGATATTAAGGATGCCACCGGTACCGGAGACAAGCACTCCGGAATGAACGTCGATGCCCACGATCGCGACAAGGACCAGGAGACATTCGTTATTGCTGAATATCATGAGAAGCCAAGCTCGTCCTATCCAAAGGGGAGGCACACAATCAGTGCCGGGAATACGGTTCTTTATGGAGACGTGAACAAGAATCCGGATCACGAACTCGGCTATTATTTTTACTTCTATCACAAGACCCCGTATAGCTTTTGGGCCAAGGGTCCGCTTCATTTTGTCCAAGACATCCAGAGGGAATTCAACCGCATGATGTCCATGATCAGCGAGCACATCGAATCGTGGCGGCCGAAGCTGGCAGTCGGGTCCGGTTCTCTCAAAAGGATTCAAAGCCTGACCGTTGACCCGTTCGAAATCGTTGAGATTGATTACTCGAGGGGCGAACCGAAGCCGATCTCCATGCCCGAACTCTCCGCCCAGGTCGGAGCCTTTAGGGACTTCCTCCAGTCCGCGATCGATCTTGTCAGCAACATCCATGAGGTCAGCTACTCTCGCCTTCCGCAGTACGCATCCAGGGCCCCCGCCTCTCTCTACTCCATGATGCTCGAGCAGGAGAACATTAAGTTCACCCCGATGCTTAAGAGGATAAACACCACACTGGAAGACTCAGCGACCTATCGGCTGAAACTCATGGACAAATGCTACAAACACAACCGCATGGTGAAAATCCTCGGTAACGTGAGAAAGAGCCGGCTGGCTTATTTCTCCGCTACGGACCTTAATCACAACTTCGACGTCCGGCTTGAGGTCGGGGTCAGCCTTGCCATGAGCCCTACTATCCAACAGAACATCCTGCTTTCCCTTTGGGATCGTGGGATCCTCGCCGGGGAGGACAAGGACCTTATCCTCAAGTCAACAATGCTCGGGACAGCAGAACCCGAACTCCGGGCAAAGATGGTCGATACAGAAAGAGCCCTAAGAGAGAACCAGTGTTTCCTCGAAAACGACTGGAGAGGGGAGGAGGAGAGGGATGGAGTCTTTGTCCTCAAGCATGACAACCACGACACTCATCTTCAATATCACACGAACCTCCAGAAATCTGAGGAGGCCCAGGAATTCAATGACGAGACCTGGACGGCTCTCGATCTCCACATTGAAACACACCTGGCTTTCCTGATGCTGGAGGCTCAGCTTGGAGGAGGAGCGGGAGGAGCAATCGCCCCAGGAGGGGTAGGGACGCCTCCCTCGCCAGGAGGAATGGGAACAACACCCTACGGTATGCCAGGGGGAGGGATGGGACAAGAACCCTCTATCTTTGAAGCGCAATAGGGTGTAATATAAAAAACAAGGAGTAACTTATGCCAGACAAAATCGAAGGCGAGCAGCCCATTGACCAAGAGAAGGTCGAGCCGAAGGCTGATCCAAAGGAAACCAAAGAGAAAGAGCCCGAATGGGCTGTGGACCCTTGGAACGTCGGCAAAATGGAAAAGTATCTCGCTGAGGCTGATCTAGCGGCGGGCTCTGCCCCCAAGAAAGAACAGCCAAAAGAGGGAAAGCCCTGCGAATCCTGTCCTGACGAAGCAGACCTCAGTCGGTACGCAAAGGAAGATGGAACGAAACCGATCGACGTCATGAAGGTGGGGGACAAGGAAATACCGATCTGGACACGCGAGGATTATCACAAGGTCGCCAAGGAGACACCGGGAGCGGGATCAAAGCCAGGCGATGAAGCAATCCGGCGTGAGATCGATGAACGCCAAAACCAACTCAATCAACTTGCGGGCCCGCTACAGGAGTTTCTTAAGCTCGCCCGGGAAGGCAAGATTCCTGATGTCAAACCCAAAGCCGGGAAAGACCTGGAGAATGTGGATGAGATCGGGGACCTGGACTTCATGGACGATGAAGTGAAGGCCGTCTTCACGAAACAGCAAAAACTTCTGGACTCCCAACAAAAAGAGCTTTCAATCCTTAAAACAAAGCTGAACGAGCGGGACCAGGTTGACACACAACATTATGTTGAAAAGCAAATCTCCGACATGAACACTCATTTTGTTGAGTTAAGGAAGACAGTGCCTTTCGACGAAGTAAAATCCACTGATGGAACCAATATTACTCAAACGCTTTATGCGGGAGCGGTCTCAGTTCTGGCTAATCTCGACATGGCAAGGCAGGCAAAAGACCCATCATTCAAGGCAAGGGATATACCTGCCCTCATGTCGGAAGCGGCTAAACAAATGAACGCTGTTGAGCTCCACTATAGAAAGAAGTTTTCAGGAAGCGGGGGCGGAGAATCCCCTGCGACGATAACAAAAGAAGCTCTCAAGGAGAAGAACGCCGATCTCTTCAAAGAAATCGGACAGGACGCTATCGCGGCCTACTTCAAAGAGAACACAGACGGGCGGGCCCCCGTGGTTAAGTCCACGCAGAGGGAGGCCAGCATGTCCGCGAAAGATGACCCCAAAACCTATAAGACCACCAGGGAGGCTATCGAGGCCGCCATGGGTGACGATGAGGTTGGCCAGGGTCTCAGCGATCTGAGTGAAAGGTTCCGCCAGGGTATATAAAATCCTACAGGAGGAACCATGAGCGTTTTCGGTCCATATACCGGATCATCCGGTACGGACAAACTTTTTCTTGAATATGTCATGCCCGGCATGACAAGCCAACTCAGAGAGGACTCCAAGCTCTACGACCGGTTCAAGACGAACTCCCAGGACTTAAAAGGGAAATACGCCCTGTTCAAATGCAACACGGCAAGTCCCAAGTCCTTCCGGCCCTCGAGCTCCACAACCCTTCCTACCGCACAGCAAGGAACCTATGACGAGTTCCTGCTTTTCATGAAACGAGGCGGATACGGCCAGCTTCAATTCGATGGCCTCGCCCTCGCCTGCGGAAAAGGAAAGGGTGCTGTTATGGAAATCCTCAGCGCCGAACTGGACAGCCTCGAGACCTATATGTCTCGGAAGCTGAATCACCAGTATTGGGGCGATGGGTCCGGCCGACTGGGGCAACTCAGCGCGGCAAGTTCGAACTCCACGACCGTTGTAATCGACGGCCCGCTTTTCGGACAGGACTCGAACGAATACACGAACCCGGCCGAATATCTCCATGAAGGGATGTTGGTCGACATTTACGATACGAGCGGAAACCTCGAGGTCGAGGAGGTGGAGATCAGCACGATCACGGATAACGGCGATGGAACCGCCACGATTGTCATGGCGGAGGCTGTTACAGCTTCGGATGATTCCTACATTTTCGATCACGATACGTATGCCGCAAGTCAGGCCATCGGAACAGGTGTGCCCCAGGGTCTCACTGGAATCATTTCTACTGCCGATCCCTACACAGGGATCACCGAGACCTCATTCCAGAACATCGACCGCGACACCTACACCTGGGCCAGAGCCCAGAACGTTTCCTGCGCCTCGGCCGCAATTTCAAACGTCAAGATTCTTCAGCTTATCCAGAAAATCGAGAAGTTCGGCACCGTTGGAGTCATGTTCACAAACGAAGTGATCTACCGATGCTACTATGAGATTTTGGAAGCCGACAAAACCATGCCGAATGATCCCGCTTTTTGGGGAGGCCTTTCGGGCATCACGTTCTACGGTGGGAAGAAGGGGAAGATCACCCTCCTCAATGACACCGACTGCCCGGATAATTCCCTCTATGCTTGGGACGACAAATACATCGAAATTTTCAGTCCTACCAAAAACGGCATGACGTGGCTCAAGGGCGAAAACGGAATCCTGAGAATGGTTTCGGGCAAAGACGAGTGGGTTGCCAGTTTGGTGAACTACTATAACATGGGGTCACGGAAACCTCAGGCTATGGGTTATCTCTCGGCGATCAAGCACGCGAGTTCATAAGGAGGAATGATATGTTTCAAGGACCTAACCAATGGATCAAAAAATTCCGCCTGGACAAGTTGCTCGACCTGACTGGTCATGCGGACCCCGATGTCGGACCCCAGATTCTCCTGAGGACGCAGCTCAAGACCGCAGACTATACGGTCAAACTGATTGACAGCGGGACCATCTTCACGACCTATGGTGATACGGGAGCCATTATTTTTACGCTCCCCTCCGTCATCAAGAAAGGCGTGTTCTGGCTTTTCCTTCAGTCGGTCGATCAGAACATGACCATTACCGCGGGGACGGCAGACACCCTCATCGCCAAGAACAATTTGGCCGCTGACGGTACGTCCCTCGTCACAAGCTCGAACAAGATCGGCGGGCTGATTCTCGTTTTTTGCGACGGGAACGCCTACCACGCAGTCAATCTCGGTCAGCACACAGAAACCGTAGTTGACGCCTAAACCGAAACACCGGGGGGGGGGCTTCGGCCCTTCCCCTTAACGCCCAGGGGTCAGGGTTCCCATGTGCAGCCCGCTCTGGGGAAAAGGAGAATAACATGGGACAATTAATGGGACAAGTAATCTCAGGTCGGCTTCGAGTGAAGTACGGCCTTGACTTCACTATAGCAGAAGCCAAATGCGACGGCCCCGAGATAAAATTCAAAAACGGGACCACGTTGGGATGTGCCGATGCGGACACCGCTCCGGAGATGGCCGGAAACATGACCTTTGCTTTTTCGGGAACGGCTGCGGGCCATCTTATCAATGCCAGTAGCATCGATGTTTCCGGTGGATATAACGTTCTTAAGGCCGGGTCCTACAGTTCCCCGATGCAACTTGGGGCGAGTGGGATACTTATGGTTCTTGAGGGGGTGACGCCCGCCGCTATCACAACCGGCGTTTCGACAATTACATGGGTGCTGGGAAGAACAGAAGGGAAAGGGGGGATAATTGCTGAGTCCGCCCTGGCCGAAGCGAATTGCCTGACCTCAACCGGGCCTACGGTCCTTGAAGGGTCGCAGTTCATGGCTTCTGTTGGAGCCAACGCTTATTTCTCCGGAAGCCTTAGCGGAGTAGATGGGATGTTTGCTCAATGGCTGAAAATCTATTGCGCAGCTTCATCCCATATCACCGGAGGGGCCGCTGTCCAATGGCTTGACGCCCAGATGGGGATGAGTCCTTCTGGAGGACTTTACATGCTAAGGTGTACGAGCGGAGGAGCCACTCCGGATTCAATCATCCTGATCGAGTCCAACGCTTCCGGTTATACTCAGTTCATCAAGTTCAACAGCGACATGAATGGGAAGTCTCCCATCGCCGCCGCCGTAGATACGGACGGAGGAAACTCCGACTGGAGCATCAAGGTTCTCGGGCCGACAGGAACACAGGGCTATATTCCGGTTTTTAATAGCCTTGCATAAAGCGAACAAAGGGGGGAGGTATATATACTCTCCCCCTTTTGAAATATCTTAAAGGAGATTGACATGAAATTATCAGGAAAGGAATGTTTGATTTTGCAGGGGATTTTCCCTGAAGGTGGAAACTTTTTGACGATTGACATCACAAAAGACGTCCTCAAAAAAGTCAAGCTTTCCCAGGAAGAAGGAACGTTAATCGAATTAAAAGTGGTGGGCAACCAGATTTACTGGAATGACAACAAGGAAGGCCTTGTATCGAAAGACGTCACGTTCACCAAGGCAGAGCTCGAGTACATGATGACGATCATCAACAAGATGGAGACCCAAAATCAGATCACCATCGTCAACAGCGACACCCTCAAGAAGATAAGGGCGGCTTCAACAGCGAAGGAAGAAGAAAAAAAATGAGCGACAAGGAAGACGTCAAGAATAAAAGGATCGAACACTTCAATGATCGTGCGAAAAAATTCATTGACGAAGGATACAGGATTATAGCCTTCGGAGTGAAAGGGGTGGAAGCCACCTGCATGATCCAGGAGTGCACCGACCTTGAGAGCCTAAAGGTTTGTGAGCTCGTCTTCCATGAGCTTGTCCCTCGAGTCAGCGTTCCTAAAGAGCCAACGCTTATTATCCCAGGCCGGAGGAATACACATTGAAAGCCCCTGAGTGGTTCCTCAAACAGCTCAAGGACCTTGGGGAATACTACCTTGTCTGGAATGAACAGAACCTCTATTGGGAAGTGAAGCACTCGCTCACCTTTGTCCGGTGGAGGGATCGCCTGGGAGAATTCCAACAGGTAACGGTAAACCCCACGGTCGCTGTTTTCAAAACCCTCAACGACGCGGCCATGGATGAACTCAAGCGCCGGCGCAAAGTGGCCGAGGAATGGGACTATACCAGCGACCCGCGTCGTTACTGGGAGCACCTCAAAAAACAAGAGCGTGAATCGAGACGAAAAGCTAAGCAAATGGGCAGAGAGCAGATGGCGGAAGGCTTAATGAAGATCGTCGAAAGGGAGCTCAATAAGCAGAAAAAGATTTTCACTTAGGAGGTCTCATGACCAAAGCTCAAATCCGGACGGCTGTCCGGAATCTTATGAAGGAGCAGTCTACGGATGCGGGGGCCCTCCTTGGTTCCGGCAATACGATGATTGACGACTTCATCGATGATGCCGCAGGGCTTGTTCTCCTCGACCTTATTAAGCAACTCCCGACTAGGTTCACTTCAACCGAGTCAATCTCCCTGGAGGCCGGCACAGCCAACTATGATCTCACCGCGACGTGGATGACGATTCTTGATATTTTAAAAACCGTCACGGGCCAAAGGCCAAGGCCAATTCCATACGTCGAAATCCAGGAAAAGGCTGACATCGAGATCCTCCACGGGCATACGGCCGCAGACCCGAAAGGGTTCACCCTGATCGGGAAAACGATCTATTTCTATCCGACGCCATCTGAGGATAAGGACGATTATTGTACGGCATTATTTCATGTCGCAGAAACCGAACCGCTTCCGGATGCAGGCCCGACCTACATTCCCGCCATCGCCCACCGCTGTATCGTCTATAAGGCCTGCGATTTGGCCGCCGTCATGTCGGACGCAAAGACGAGCCCGTTTGAAAAACTGTATGAACGAAGGATTGTAAAGTGCATTGAGATTCTCGGGGCCCAGGTTCATCAACCTCGATTCCTGGGTGGCTCTTTTATGGACAGGATTGTGGGGGACGCCAGGGACCCCGCCTTCTTTGATTTAACAGGAATCATCGATGATTGACAGCACCCCTTTGACGCAAATCCACTTTGAGCCCACTGGTGGTGTCAACGAAGTTGCGGCCGTCACAAAGGTTCCGCTCACCGCTCTAATCGAGATGGAGAACTTCCGTCTTTCTGACGATGGGGCGAGGATCGAGAAAAGGGACGGATCGGCCAGTGTCGCCACCGCTGCAACCTTCGGCGCGAAAAAGATTTTCGCCTATCACACATACTACGACGGAACCCCGGCGTTCTGCCAGCTTGTCGTGACCGAGGAAAAGGTATGGAGGAAGATCGCCGCCGGAAGCTGGGCTGCGATTCATACCTGGGCCTCAACCCTGGACCACCCGGTTCGTCCCCTGGAGATTCAGGACAAACAGATCATCGTCACCGAAATCGAGAACATTATGATCCTTCCGGACGGGACGAAAGTACAGCTTGGGATCACTCCCCCCTCTACGGCGATCGCCCTTGCTGAGTCCTATGATTCCACCCTGCTCGATGAAGACATGGCCGTGATCACGGATTGGACCGATGATGATGACGGCGCCGGGGCAAGCACCCAGGCCACCTATGACAGTCGGTCCACCATGAAGCTCCTCAATACAGGAAGCGCCGGGGATCGTGCCAGGAGGTACAGGACTGTTTCCAACATTGGAGCAAAGTACACCGCCGAAGTGACGATGTATATTGCCACGAACGGAATCTATCAGGACGGAAATTATTTTGAGATCGCCATCTACAACGGCCGCGTGAGGGCCAGGGTCAGGATCGACACGAAGGACGTCTACGTTTATTCTGGGGCCTACTGGGTTTCGGCCGGATACAAACCAAAGGAAGACGAGTGGGTTACTTGGAGAATTCACGTCAACACCGAGGACCCGGATGACGAGTTCGCTGAGGTCTATGCCGGGAATGAATTCGTTTGCCAGCTTTACGTCTCAGATAAAGATGAGACAAACGTAGGGAAGGTCATGGTCCATCTCTACGGGATTACAGTCGCTACAGAGGCCTATATTGATTCGATAAAAATTGGGGATTCGAGCTCCGGTATGCTCAACGGACTTTACCGTTATGCCGTTACATTCTTCCGAGGCGGGAATTATCCGAATGAATCAAACCCCCTTAAAAGCCTTATCGGAACACCCTCTCAAACAGGAAGCGGAACGGACGATTTGACCGTGAGCTCGGATTCCTCATATACGGGGTCAAAGGACAGAACCATCCGGGTTACGATCGATGGCACCACCCCGGACACGATGAAGTGGTCAGAAGATGGGGGGACCACCTGGAATTCAACAGGCATCCCTCTGTCCTCAACGATGTACCTGAGTTACGGTGTCATTCTGGCCTGGGCCTCGACAACCGGCCACACCCTCAATGACTATTGGGACATCTCCTGTGATGCCTTTGTCGCGGCGGCCTGCCACCAAAAGGTCACTATCACCAGCATACCTGTTTCGAGCGATGCCCAGGTCACGGCTCGGCGCATTTACAGAACGGTGTCGGGAGGGACGGCCTATTATCTTGTGGCAACGATCAACGACAATACGACCACCACCTTTGTCGATAATATCAGAGATGCTGTTCTCGGAACCGATATGCGTGAAGACCACGATATTGCCCCCCTCGGGAAGTACGCAGAATGGTGGGACGATGCCCTCTGGATTGCCGATCAGGACGAGAACATCACCTATCACAGCCGGATTAATTATCCGGACGCTTTCGACATTTCAAGTAGGTTTGTGAGCGCAAGGGACGGCCGTGGCCATGATAAGATCACTCAGATTCTCAACTATAAAACATACCTGTTCGTTTTCAAACGCCACTCCATCCAAATGATCAGGAAAAAACTCACAAGCTACTATGGGATTTACGAGGTTTGCAAGGGATACGGGGCAATCGCTCCCTGGAGCGTCATCGAGGTCTACGGCCTGGTCATGTTCCTTTCTCACCGGGGATGGGAAGTGTTCAACGGGTGTTCCGCCATCGAGGACGAGTTCAGCCGGCCGATCCTCCCGTTCATAAAGACTATCGACAAGTCCAGCAGTAAACTCGAGTACATCTCAACGGGCCACCTTCACAGCAGGTCCGAGGTGTGGCTCGCTATCCCGGACAGAAAGAGCAGCGCCGCCGATAAGGTCGCTGTCTGCAATTACGGCAAGGGGATATTTTATTATTTCGATTTCCCGGAAGTCCCGAGCACGCTCAATGAAATCACCGACAGTTCGAATGACGTACAGCTTGTGATGGGATCTCGGGATGGAAACGTTTTTACCTGTGACTCGGGCTTGACGGATGCCGGAACGAGCATTTCTGCGAAGGCTAGGATTCCCTGGACGACCTTCCACAAATATGCCCAGGCCAGGCTTTTTGAGATCGAGTACGAACTCCCCGCAGACTATAATCTCACCGTGAATTTTTACGTAAACTTTGAACACGCCGCGCAGAGGACGGCCACCTTTGCCGGATCCACGCCGGCGACAGTTACCGACAGGTCGATCCGGCTCCCGATTAAAAATTTTGCAGAACTCGGTATCAACGGGAAGTATCACGCCATAAAGTTTACAAATGCCGAGGCCATTGGCTCTGACCTAAAGATCAACTGGTTCGATCTTTACGTAAACGTCTTCGCCCGGAAGCTAGAGGTGGAGGGAAACTGATGCCAACGCTCAATGAATACGAGGCGATCAAGTCCGCTGTGCTCAATCAGCAGGTTGCCCAGGACATCACGCCTCAGAGCCCATTTTCTGATCAGTCCATCAATAACTGTGTTTTGAATGACGTTGCCGGCTATGACCTTGCCGATAGGGTCGGGCTCCCCGGAGACAACCTAAAAATCACCATCGATGACGTTGACGGAATGACATACCTGAAACTCGACGACACCGACAATACTTACAAGGGGAAGGCCGGGAAGTTCCCGATGGTCAAGGATGGCGAGGACGGTCTCGAATTTTCAGACGGCGGAGGGGAGAGCCTCTGGAAGACACGCGGTCGCCATATCTACAACAAAAACTACCGGGACGGCTGTGTCGGGATGGGCACGAACGATCCGAACGAGGACTACAAGGCTCACGTCGAAGGAGACTTCCTGACCAGGGCTGCCGCTTCCGGAAGTGAAGTGTGGTCCGATGTTGTGGGGAGAGATTAATGGCCGTTCCGTATCGGGAATTCACCCAGGCCGATGACGAGATCGAGCTTCTGGCGGCCCACTGTACCGACCCGGACGATAACTCTTACAATCTTTATACGGATTGGGAGGACGCGAATGATGCTCCCGCCCTGAAAATCGGTGGCAAGAAAAACGCTTCCGGATATGAACTTTGGTGCCTCAATATCAGGCCAGACGGAGACCTTGTTTCCGGGGCCGACGTCGGATGCTTTGCGAAAATAACGGCCACCATGACCCTTGAATTGAACAATCCGTCACTCTTGACGTTTCGGAGTACGAGAGGGATTTGCAACACAGTCTGGCATCCAACCTTAGTGACCGGTAGATATTATGATGGGTCGAACATATGGGCCACCTACCCGATCTACGCCAACAAAGAATACGAAGTTAATGTATATGGCGATACCGATGTCACCGTGTCGGCTCTTCCAAAAACGCTTACGGTTTACTGCCCGGCTTGCGAAGCGGGCGCAGGGAAGGTCTTTTTCGGTGGAGACCCAACGGGGTCCGGATACCAGTATGACGACGACCTTTTTGATCGAGGGTTTTGGTTCAGGCTGTCGAATTACGTGAACTCAGGCGGCGATCACTTTATAACGAGTTGGAGCGCCGGCCAGGAGTTCTCTCTTTATCTCACGGTCTTCGTCGCTCGGGTTTATTACTTCAACCCCGTTGTTAGCGCCGTCAGCCTGACCGAGCTAAGTGCGGCCGGAGGGGAAACGATCGTTCTTACTGGCCTTGGGTTTGATAACGCAGATGCCGACATTGAAGAAGGATCAACCGTTTCTCATGGGGCATGGGTGGATGATGTCTATGAGATAGACTTCGAGGGACAGGAAGGACAGGGAACAACCACCATCAAGTCCGCAGATTCAGACTTCACGATCGACAGCAACGCGCAGATCACGCTCACAACTCCGGCTCTTTCCGAGGGGACCTATCACATGGTCCTCTATAAAAACCGGACCGCCGGCGGCCGGCACGAAACAGAGAGAATCGTCAAGGCATACGTCGGAGACTGGACCCTGACTGGGGCAGAGATGGTTGCCGGGACAAGGACGATCTTTACTGTCGCAGTGGGGACAGAGTTTGGGCGCAGATGGAGCTTTATCGACTCAACCCCGGCCCTTCAAACTCTATGGAAGATGAGTTCATTCACGGGCGTTCTTACTGGAAACCTGACGCTTGTTAATATGCAGACCGAGAGCACCATTTGGACCGCCAGGATCACTGACGACGTGCTCCGCCTTCATACCCAAGTGGAGGTGGAAACAGGGGTCCGCTTTGTGGATTCAGCCAGGGCTTATGCCGGGATCAAGGCCCCTGCCGCATACGCCTCATCGGTCGATTATAAGCTCCCCACGGCTGACGGAACGAACCTCCAGGCCCTTTGTACGGATGGAAACGCACAGCTTTCTTGGAGGAGTGTTGGGAACGTGGCTGGTCCGCTTTCCTCTACAGACCATGCGCTTGCCCGGTGGGACGGGACAAACGGAAGGCTACTCCAAGACTCATCCCTGATTCTTACTGATGCCGGGCTCCTTTTGTTGGGCGAAACCATAAACACTTTTATGACGATTGGCCTGACCCTCAACCAGGCCGCGAATAATGACGAAATACTTGCCATGAAGTCCTCCAGTATCGCCCATGGATGTACGGACTTTGCCGAGACTGACACCTGGGGCCGGACGATAAAGCTCAACTTTACAAACGGGGGGCTCGGCCTAGATGGATTTGGAGCGGGAGCTGTCGGCGCCGCGTTACGTGGATATTATGGGACAGACAACACGGCCAAAACGACAGCGGCCCTGGCCTCCGTTAATATAATCGGCTATAAAATCAGCGGGACAGGGATCACGAACGCCGCGGCAGATCAAAATATTCTTGCCGTCCGGACACAAAGGGGGGGGGCCCTTACAACGGTTATGATTGTCGATGAGGACGGAGACATTTACTACGACGGAGCACTCACCAATTATGATGATTTCGATGACGCCTTGGCCTGCCGGGATGCGAAGGAAATGCTTTCCGGGGGGCTTAGGGGGTTTGTGAAATACAACAGAAAGGCTCTTGAGGAAATGGGGGTCGTTTCTGACGGAGGCTTCATTTCAAACAAGGGCATAACCGCTCTCATGCTTGGGGCGATCGCGCAGTTGAGGGAAAGAAACGATAGGTTAGAATCGCAAATTTTGTTACTACAGGAGGCTAGAAGTTGAACAATGGAAGCAATACTAAAACTGGCACTAGAGGGTGGCCCAACGGTACTGGCTCTTTTAGGTGTAATTCTTCTTATCCTGATGATGAGGTCGATGGTGAAGAAGCCAAAGTGCAACGACACCCGATGCCTGGAAAGCCCGGCCATGACCACCATGCACCTAAACTCCATTCACAACAGGGAGGCCCTGGATGCCCTGGCCACAGCGCAGGTCGCACAAAACAGAGAGATGATAAAGCAAACCGTCTGTCTAAAAATAATCGCCAGAAACGGAAAAGGAGAGTTGTTTGACTTTGAGGAATAAACACAATGATCGACCTCAATTATCAGATTAAAAACCTTGACACGGGCGAGGTTATCGCCCTTCCTAGCGGGAAGCCGTACACGCTGAGACAGGCCCTTCTCGCGGCCTTGGGGAACGAATACGGAGGAACCCAGAAAATAAAACAACAGATGCACAGGGTCGCCACGAAGATTCGTGGGGTTGACAGGCAGCTTGATCTATCAGAAGATGAACTTGGAATCGTCGAGATTTCTATTGGCAGATTCTTTAGTGCCCCGATGATCTTGGGGCAGATATGGGACTGCCTGGGAATAGAAAAGGAGGGAAAATGAAGTTTACAAAGCATTGGTTTTTTGGTGTCAACAGTCTTTGGGCGAAGTTTTGCCGCTTCATCGGAAAGGAAAGGTGGATCCACAAAAGGCCGACCGTCACGGTGGAGTGTTGCCCTCGGTGGGGGACTAACCCTGAGACGGCCCAGGGGGGAACGGACCTTTGCCGTAATCATTACGGAACCCTTGTGGATGTCGAATTTTTGAAAGGTAAAGAGCCGGCAGACTGCCCACTCAACCACGTTGTTTTGACAGAGCGGCCCGTCTGTCCGCTCACGAAGTACAAGAGGAACCACTGGTGTCCAGACGCTATCAAGGTGCTGATGTCGGACGAAGAATGGACGAACCTTGCCTGGTGCGCCGTCCACAAAAAGCCGGTCACGCCTGAAATACCGAAGAAGGTTCCCGCAGTCCTGAGGGTTCCCCAGATCGTGAGAGAACTCGGCTACCCTGTTTTTGCATCGGCCACCTTCATCCCGGCCTACGGGAACATTGAGGACAAGTATCTCGACAGGAAGAAGTTCAACGAGGAAATCCTCGACTTCCTTTGCGAGGAGGCGATCGACAACACGGACCGCATCTTCTTCATGGGAAACTGGGAGAACAACGTCAACAAAAAGCTGAGCTCTCCGTACATGAAAACGGCCGATGGAAAATATGACCTCAAGACCTGGAATATGGCTCACTTCGACAAGATCAAGAAGGACATCGCAGAGAGAGCAAAGCGGTTCCGGTTCTCGATCATCACCCTCATCGACAACTGTAGCACGCACGTCAACGTTCCCGGCTTTTGGTCTACCCATCCCTGGAATGGCGACTGCAACGTGAACGGAACCTCAAGCTGGAGGCCCTCCGTCTATCACTTCTATGAACCCGAACACCAGGATAAAAAGGGGATACCCGAATCCTGGAAGCGCATCGAGGAGTACGTCCGGCGGGTTGTTGCAGAGCTCTACAGTGAGTTCTACCCCCTCATCGGATTCGAGATTTGCAACGAAGGACAGGGGGCTCACGACCTTCATAAGCTGATCCGGGGATGGCTGAAAGAGGGGGGAGTTGAGGAGAACTGGCGCGTCCTGACTTCCTTCGATGGGGTGTACGACGAGTTCTACAAAAAGGAGATGGACTTCCTGAATTATTCCATCCACGGCATCGATTCCCTCATCGGATTCGAGGAAAAGAAAAAACTCGTTTTGAGTGGACATAAATTTCTGGCCTCAGGAGACGGCACCAAGCCCGACTACGAGAGGCCGAGGGTTTACAAGGAGCTTGTGTACCAATTCCTCTTGGACGGAGCCCTCGGGTTCGAGCTCAATGAGCGGTTCTATTGGCACAACAAGTCTGTTTTCAAAATCGCAGACCTCGACAAAGAGGTAATGAAAGCTGTCGGTGAAGGGCTCAGGAGGTGGGCTCAAGAAAAGCTATAAATCAACGGAGGTTGATATGGACATCGGCACAATTTTGGCCTTGGTTATGGCCGGGATGAGCATGTTTGGGAAGAAGCCTACCCCGGAGTCACAGCAAACCACGCAGGAGACAACCACAGAAACGCCCCGTATGGGCTACCAGAGCCCGCTGACGGGCATGATGGACATGGGGATGGCCGAGACCCTTCTCAAGGGCCTCGGGGCTTACGGTAACTGGGGAGGACAAAACATCGCCTCACCCTGGATTCAGAAGATGCTCGACGCCCTCGGGACTCAGTGGCCCGACGTTCTCCAGAACGCAACGACACCTGGGAGAAACCCTAATGCGATACCGGGACCGAAGACGAAGCTCCCGCTGTTAGGAGCTTAAGATGTCGTACTTCGGACAAAGAACATTAACGGCGGGAACCGCAACTAATCCGGTCGATCCAACCACTAGCCCGACTGGACTTGGGGACAGGACTAAGCTCCCTTCCGGCGAACCCGAAGCACCGATCCGGGAAACGGGCTGTCCGGACGGCTATAAGGGCCAAAACGTTCAACAGGCGGACGGGTCGTGGGCTCTCCTCTCTCCGTGTAGGGCTGGATTCAAGCCAAAGAAAACCCCCTCCGGGGTAGTTTGGTGTTGCCCGGACGGAGGCGAGGGCGGCGGAGAAAACGGCTCTCCTTGCGAAGGTGGATACAAGGGCCAGCAGGTTAAAGGAACAGACGGCAACTGGCACCTCCTTAGTCCCTGTAGAGATAAGCACAGCGCCAAGAAAGACTCAGCCGGAAACATTTGGTGCTGTCCTGAAAGGACCGAGCCTCAAGGGTGCGAGGGTGGACATCCGTTAGTCGGCACGTCTCAATGCGGGGAGGGGTTCCAACTCAAAAGAATCAACGGCTCTCCCTGGTGCTGTCCTACGACACCCCAAGGACAATCCTGTGAGGGCGGATACAAGCTGGCCGACAACCCCCTTCTTCCGGAAGGCGGGTCTCCGTGGGGCGAAACCCCAGGCTACAACAGGAATTTGGCCGAGGGTCACTGGGTTTACAAGGACGGCCAGTATTACAACGTGAACGATGTCATCGCTTTCCAAAACGGAACAGGCCCGGCGCCAACGTCTCTCGGCACTACGGCTTGTCGAAAAGGCTATGCCAAAAAGAGCATTAACGGCGAAGACTACTGCTGTCCCGAAGCCGGGCCGGGGCCAGACCCGGGTGACGAAGACCCGGATGCGGGGAAATGGTCCTTCTCCCCTGAAATGCAGGACTTCTTCAAGAACCTCATAGGGAGGGGACAGGAGTACCTGGCTCGGAGGCCGGGATATTCAGATCCCATGATGTCAAAGATGTTCGGGAGAGACTTCGATGTTCTTCGCCAACAGGGAGCAAACAGAACGAGTGAGGCAGAAAACTTCCTCTCCTCCCAGGGGCTCCTGGGAACCGGGGCCGCAAAGGACGTGATGGGGGATACCGCTTGGCAGACCGAGCGGGGAATTGGAGACCTTATGCGTGACCTTGCTATCTCGGCCGAGGACCGGAAAAGAACGGATCGCGCGGACTACACCGACATAGCGAATCGGATTTTCGGTTCCGGGATGAATTTCGAAACGATTGGAGAACAGCTCAACGCCGGCCGGAGGGGAGAGCAAACAGCTTATGTGGCTATGCTTCTCCAGTATCTCACTAGCCTCATGTCGGGCTGGCAATAGGAGTAAACAATGGACATCTCACAAATAATCGATATGCAAATGCAAAAGGCCGGGCAACCGTTGATCTCGAAATCGACGTCAACCCTCACTCCTCCACAGAATAACTTCGATATGTCTATCCTTCCCCTGTTGATCATGGCGATTATAGGAGGAGGAGGAGGAGGCGACAAAAAAGGCCTCGGCCTTCCGGGAAACGAGTCATGGTATGGAGTAGACGGCGGGATGGGTGTCGGGCCCGGGTCTAACAGTATGACCCCGATGGGGCTTTTCAATATGCTGTCCGGGATCGGTAAGCAGTCTTACTAAGGGGGCGCTATGGCTTTAACTGTTAATCCTCAAAACTGGAACGAGATGATGAAGGGACTCACCGAGTTTCTTCTTCAACAAAAACTCATGAACCAACGACAGCGCGGTTCTATGGACCTCCTAGAAAAACAACAGCAGGGCTCTATGGGCATCGTCCAGGAACAGAACAAGGGCTACAGGGAGAACGAGCTCCTCCGGCACGAAAACATTATAAAAACCATGAGCCAAGACCTTGCCGATAAAATCACGCTTATGCCCGTCGGCCAACGCCTACAGGTGCAGGCTCATATAGCGAAGTCAAAGGGGGAGGACCCAACCCCGTACATCGATGAGCTTCGGGGCTTAGTGACGAATGAAATCTCAGGGGCTCAGGGCCTTTTGGGTGGAGCCTCGGTGAAAGACTTGTCTCCCGAGGAACAGTCTGCCCTCAGTTATCTTGAGGAGGCGACCATCAAGACAATCCTGGGTGATCTCGGGGCACAGGCAACGCTTCAAAAACGAGCCGACGAGATCACAAAGCCGACCCTCGCAGCGCAAGATCGACAGACGGACGTGCGGAAATACGGTACTGACGTTGAGGGATACAAAGCCGAGACCGACAGGATGAAGCTCATCGAGGAGACTAAGGCCGGGCCGGGAGCGACAAAGGGGGGACCCAAGCCCTCGGATTGGAACAGCCTCTATGATCGCCTCATGGCTGACGAGAAAGAGCTCGTCAAGATGATGAGCGATCTCGAACTCGACAATATCGGGGGGGAGATGAGCCCCGAAAACAAGCAGGAGTACGACTCTCTCTCTGGAGCCCTTGCAAATATCCAGGCTCAGAAAACGGAGATCATGAATTCTTATCGGTCGTCTATGGGCCTACCTCCCCTCTCCGGGGCGGCCGTTGCCCCTCCGGGAGTGGGCGCTGATGCTGGTGCCACTCCTGAGCAGACCCTTCAACAGACGGTTGAGATCCTCATGAGCAAGTACAAGTGGCCCTATGAGAAGGCGTACAGGAGAGCCTATGCTGCAATTTACGGAAAAGAGCCCGGAACAGAAATCAATCGCTGAGAAGATCGCTGACAGCCTGGCCGCTGAAGCGTCCCTTTCGTTTCCTGGCCAATACCCACGTGGAACTGGCGACCTTGCAAACAGTAATGTACTGTTGGGCTCATTCAGTATTAACGGGAAAGTCTACGTTCTCCCCACAATGGAAAATGGTAAAAAAATCTACGACCCGGCTTCCGTTGCCCATGGCTATGGCCTTGAGAAATACCCTCAGTTTAATTCTGTAAAAGAAGCGGAGGCTTGGATTCAGGAGAACCACGGGAGGGTAAACGAAGACGGTACCCTTTCTGGCCGCCCATTCAGTGGGGGGGCTCTACCTGATCCCGAAACTCTGGCCGCTCAACTGAACCAAGGATACCCAGAAATTGACGAAACAAAAGACCCGGAAAGCATAGCGCAACTCCTTGTCCAAAAGGACTACGAGGAGATGGGCGCCGCCCCGCCGGCAGGATATAAGGAGCTAGGCGGAGGCCTTCGTCAAGAGCTCCCCACCAAGGAAGTCAAAAAACACATGACCGACGTGGGCTGGAGTGCCTTCCAGAACCAGAAGCGTCAGGCGGCCGGTAAGGCCCTGGCGACTACAGCCAATACAATGCAGCGGTTCTGGGACTCTGCCACCCTGGGCTTTGCAAAGAAGCTTGGGGTCCGCCTCATTGAAGACGAAAACGTTCCCGACGACGTGTTGACCACAGTCCTTGGAGAGCTCGGTGGGTTTACCGGGTTCCTCGCGACGCCCATGAAGATCGGGAAGGGTGTCGCGGCCGTCATGGGTGGGCGACTGGCGAGGCTGGCGAAGACACCCAAGATCGCCCGTTGGCTCAAGTATGCGATCGAGGGTCCGACCGCCCTGGGTGTGGCGACGGCTGTCTCTGACATCCCCTCCCTCAGTAAACAGGTCAACGAGTCTGGAGATAAGATAAGCACCATCCAGACCATCGCCCAAAGGTTCGGAAGCGGCGCCGCCTTCGGTGCTGTTTTCGCTGTCACCGGCATGAGCGGGATCGCAAAGAGCAAGGTCGTCAATCAGGCCATCTCCCAGGTCGGGAGCAGAGTCCTCGGCAACCTCGTCGGCATGTATAGCCCCGAGATTCTAAAGGGGGCGGCCCTCACGAATGAGGAGCTCGGCCGCGCCTTTTGGGAAGAGCTTACCTACAGTTGGTTCTCAAGGAAGTCAACGAATCCCAAACGGATGAACGCCGAGATCGCCAAGTGGGAGAAGGAGACGAAGACCAAGGTTTCCCAAGCCGTCATTGAGCGTCTGGCCCGGCCCGAGGAGACTAGGAGAGCCGAGCCCATAGAGGAGGCCCCTGCGGAGGGAGTCGTCGGGCTTGAGGCGATCCCCGAAAACGCCCAAGAGAACGTGCTCAGTATCCTCAAATTCAACCGGTCGATGGACAAGACCTACATCACTTTCGACAAGATCAAGAGCCACCCCGTTGTCATGTCCGGAAGGGTCGAGGCAAAAACGCTAGCGGATTTTCTCGGCAAGAACGGGCTAAACGTGACAGGCGTCGAGGAGTGGCAGCGGACCCTTAAAGAGCAGGTGTCTGGCGAAAAGCCCGTGCCTGAGCCTGTGCCGGAACCCATCCTGCAGGACGCCTCTAGGCAGGGGCTTACTCCCGAGCTTGAGGCTCGTCTTCTTGGGTGGCGAGAGAAAAACACGGCCGACTACGCCGACATTGTTGACTTCGGTTTCGAGCTCGGGAAAAACCCTGACGACATCGCTGATTACCTCAGTAAGACAGGGATCGCGGTCACCGGGAGGGAGGAGGCTCCAAAGCCCGAGGTTCCTGGTGAGAGGGTCATGCGTGCGAGGAGGCAGATAGAGGGGAAGGTGGCAGAGAAAGAACAGCCAGCCAGGTTTGAGTTCGGAGAGAAGGGTCTTTCCCTTGAGCCTGAGCAGGCTGCCGATCTTCCGGAGGGAAGGTTCAATGAGTGGCTGGAATCCAGGATCGGCAAGGGAGTGCCGGCTCAAATAAGGGACCTCACGGAGGCGGCCAGGGCCCAAACGCTGAGGCACGTAGAGGGGCGCCAGGACTTAGCCCCGGAAGAAAGGCCTACAGAAGAACCGTCAACAGAGAGGGAAACCCCCGGCGTCTACCTCCAAAGATGGGCCGAAAAGTTTGGAGCAAAACCCTGGGAGATGACCCAGGCTGAGTTCCACGAAGTATTGAATAAAAAGTACAAAAAAAGCGGCGAAGCCTGGTATCTTCTCATAGAGAATGTCGGGCAAAGGACGATTGAGAGAGTGGGGTCCTCAAAGCCGTCCGACATTCTGGATCACTATATCCAGAAATACAACGTCACCGAGCTGACTCTTTCGTTATCCAAAGAACCAACGACCAAGAATTCTTTGGGAACCTATAGGCTTTATGAGTCGTGGTATGGCAAGATGACTGGCGAAATTTCTATCAATGAAGACGCGATCGCTTCGCTCGCCAATCGTCATGGTGTCAACAAGGATGCCTTGAGGGCCGGCGCTCTCCGCCACGAAATCGAGCACGCCCTTGACTTGTCTAAAAGAGACTACAATAGCCCTACTCAGGTAAAAGAATCTCCGTCCCCCGGCGACAGCCTCATTGGTTATATCAGAGGGTGGATGAAGGATCACTTCGCTAACTATGCTGCCTTTGAGACGGACTATCTCCACAGGAGCCTGGTCAGGGAGGCTGATAAGCTCGGCCTTAAAGTCCCCGATAACGTCAAGAGCGACGTGCGGAACAGAGACGCCGCGACATATATGGGGCGGGAATTCGATAAGCTGTTGGCTGACACCCTGGCAAAGATTACAGGAGAGAAAACCCTCCCTACCTTCGAGGAGGCCGACTCCAAGGCGAAGCGTGAGGCTGAGGATAGGGCGTTTGAAAAGACTCCGGAATACAAGGAATTCAAGGCTGGGAAGATCAGCGACCAGGTTGCTCGTTTAAGGTGGCGCCAACGGACAGGCCAAGAGAAGCAGGGGCTCCCTCCTCCCACAGAGAAGCCCCCTGGACAGGCTGAGTTGGAGTTCGGTGAGGGAGAATTCAAGAGCATAGACTTGCGTGAGAACAAGACGTTCTTCGAATGGAAAGACAAGCCCATCAAGGACATCGAGGCCAACAAGGAAAAGATTGGCTGGCATCTTTACCGTGAGCTTATCTCCCACAAAAAGGAGATGATTGAACTCGAGAGGATGAAGGCCTATGAGACCCCGGAGAAGGGCGGAAAGCCTGGGCCCGAGGTTCTCGATGACCTGTACGCAAGGAAGATCATCTCGGAAAAAGAATACAGAGACAGGCTCCGTGAACACTACGGCTATGACTCTATGGAGAAGGCCGAGGCTGAGATGGCCCAGGAAGCCGAGGCGAAAAGGAAGGCCCAGGCGGAGGTCCGCAGGGTTGAGCGGTATCGTGAACGAGGAGAGATGGCTCCCCAAAAACTTTACGAGCCGGAGAAGGTTAAGGAGCCCCCCAGTTTCAAGGACATTCGGGTTCCCTTTGATCCTGATGCGATCAGGCGTTTCCGGAACGCAGAGGGGAAGCGCATCCGTTGGCCGGAAGGATGGGAGAAAGGCTATCATCTGACCTGGGGGAGAGACCGTGTTGATCAGGCAGTCAAGGCCCTCCCGAAGGGATGGAAGTATCAGATTGGTCCAACAAACAAGGCCGACGTTTTTTGGGTGAAACTGGCCGGGTTCAAGGAAGGTGGCGGAGGAGAGATTCCTTCACCGAAAAAAGCCCTGAAAGAAGGCGGACTTCTTTTCCCGGTGGGTGAAGACATCTCCACCACTGTCAGGAAAATCCAGTTCGGTCAGACTCATTACGCCGTGAACGAAAAAGAGATTCCGGCAGACAGCCTTGAGGCTATCCGGAAGGCCATCACTCCTCAGGAAATACGGGACGCCCTCGCCATCGAGGAAGCCAAGATTGCCAGGGCCACAACAGGGAAAGCCCTACTCACTTCCCGTGAGGCGGCCGACCTTATGTCAAGCGTTCTCAAGGACAGGAAGGTCGAGCATGAGATCATGGTTGGAGAGAACGATGCCGGCCAAGCCCATGCCTGGATTCAGATCGACAGGAAGGGTTACGATCCAACGAGCCAGGGACTCGGCAGTCCGGGTGAATCGATTGCCTACTATCATCCGGTAAACGCTCCTCGAGGGGCTGATCCCCGGCTCATGGACGCTCTCCCCATCCTCAGGAAATGGTCTCGGCTTATCCCTCGTCAACACTGGGGCCCCATCGTGGAGGCCGTGGGCGACAGATGGATTGGAGGCAAGGCCAAGGACCTCACCCTCGAGCATTTTATAAAACGGGAAGCGAAGATGCTGAGAGAAAAGAGGCCCCCCGAAAGACTCGAGAGAGAGAAGGGAGACCTCGGTCAGGAGCCCGAGACTGGATTCGGTGAGGTTCCGGAGGGAAAAAGCGCGACGGCCGGGTATGTCGAAAAGGCCGGGGAGGAGGCCGAGCTTTCAGATGTGAGGAAGGCCGTATCTGAGGTGCTCGACAGCCTCTCTGAGAAGGACAGGAAAGTTGCCGAGGCTTGGGACATGACGGACAGGCAGCTTGGAGAGGAGCTCGGGGTGTCGCACACCCAGGCGAACAAGATGAGGCGTGACGTGTTCGACAAGATGCGCCGGAACCCGAAGGTCCAGGAGGCCGCTCGGCAAATGAGCGACAAGCTGGAGGTCCAGGAGGCCGGGGAGAAGGGGAAGGGAGACCCGAAGAAAGCCTACCTCAAGACCATCCATCGCATCATCAATATGCCAGAGTCTCTCCACTTCCAGGAGATTGAGGAACTCCCGCAGGGATGGAAGAAGGTCATCTCTGATTTCGGCAACAAGTTTGTTGACTTCAAGGACGAACTGCTCGAGAACTGGGCAGCCGGCTCGAAGAAAGCGGCCGACCTGATCAGGCTCCCTCAGTGGTCTAAGTTCTACCGCCCCCTGGCTGAGAAACTGGTAGACATGGAGGCTGAATCAAACCGGGTGTCTGACAAGTCTTTCCGTATGGCCCAGGGGTTCTTCACTCGGGACAAGGATTCGATTAAAAGGTTTGGTCGCGCCATCGAGAGGGAGGAGGAGATCAACCGCAGGCTCCGTCCGGAAGAACTTGCCGAAGAATACGATATGACCCCCGCAGAGGCGAAGGCTTTCATCGGGATGACGAGAGCCCTCGACTTCATCGCTAAGAGATGGGCTCCCCGAGTGATGCGCCGGGCCGGTGTTGACGAGCAAAGGATTCTTGAATACCTCAACAGCCTTGAGGCTCAGGGTGCTTACTGGCCTCACTTGAGATTCGGTAGGTACGGTGTCGTCACCAAGGGGATGAGCGCACAACGGGAGATGCCCTTCAAGAAACCTCCTACACTAGAGTTCACCGCCTTTGAGACGAAGCGTGAGGCCCAGGCATACGTCGATAAAGTAAAGTCCGCCGGCAGAATCGAAGACCCTCACGGGTCAGGTTATGACATCGACCCCTCCTCTGTGAAGATGGTTGATCTTCGGGACTACAATCGAGATCCTGCTACCTTCGTCAACATGATGCGGTATCTGCCG